CCTCAATAGTGCGATATCCAATAAAAAACCTGTTTTGGAGCGTATAGAATGGAAACCGCGAGTCAAATAGTTAGAAACTATCTCACAAACGTTTGTCAAAAAAACATTTTGGCAAACCAATTCGTTTGCGGCTGGGCCGCCGAAAGTTTGGCAAACTTAGATCGTTGGGATCTGTCGAGGGTTGACAGCTTCGCGCAGTACGCCAGCCAGCTGCAACAGACCACTGGCAGCCGGGCCGGGCAACCGCTCGAACTACTGCCTTGGCAATTGGCTGTTGCTGCTCAGCTGCTATGCGACCCCGACTGTAAATGCCTGTTGGTAGTAGTGGCCAGGGGTGCTGGCAAGACCGAGCTCGCCGGGGCGCTGCTCTCGTATGCGATGCTGACCGAAGGGAGGCGGCAGCAGTTCTACGCCGTAGCTCCAAAGCTGGCTTCGGCGCATATCGTGTTTGATCGCACGAGGAATATGGTGCGCCAAATCGACCCGACAGCAGAGGCCTCGGACTCGATGGCGCAAAGCACCACGGGAGGTTGGATCCGAGCAAATGACTGTACGATGCGCGCACTCCCGTGTACGCCCCAGGCCATGGACGGCCTGGCGGCGCGGTTAGTCATAGCCGACGAAGTAGCTAGGATGGATAAGGCGTTTTCTCGCGTGTTGACCGGTTTGGCAAAAGACCCGGCAGCGCAGCTGCTGGCTATCACAACACCCGATGCACAGCAAAAAAACCAACCAATCTGGCCGTATTGGACAGCGTGTTTAACGCACTACGGGTCAAAGAACGGCACTAGTTGTCAGCGGCCAGACGGATGGCGGGGGATTTTTTATGGGCTGGATTCGGACGATAACCCCCTTGACACTGAAAATTACATCAAGTGCCAGCCCAGTTTGGGCGTAACGGTCAGTGTGCAGCAAATGCAAACACAGGTGTGTGCGATGATGGGCACACATGACCCCGAACAGGTGGCCGAATGCGATATGCAGCTGTTGTGTCGGCACAATGATCGCCTGGCTGGGAGCGTAGATCTAGCCATTCTTGACCGGCAGATGGCAGAACCAATTGACTGGGCAGCTCTTGCCGGGAACGTAGCGGTTTGCGCGGTCGATTTGGCAAAGGGGGGGTACGGCAAGCACTTAAACCTAACCAGCGCGTGTTTGGCAGTTTGGGATCAGCAAAACAGCCGATTCTGCTACCAACTGGTGCATTGGTGGGCTGGCAGCAACCTCGAAGCAGATGAAACATTAAGTCAACAGCCGCTCAGGCGGTGGATCCACAACGGACAGCTGCGGCAAATGCCCTCGGAGATACATGATTTGGCATTTATTGAGGGTCAATTACAAGCGTGGAAGAGTACGTATCAGCTGCGGCACGTAGGTGTAGACCCACTGGCGCACCAGCAATCTGCTTTAATTGATTGGCAAAAACGCGGAATATCTGTGAAAACTGTTGATCAGGGCATCCGAACCATGGGGCCAGCCTGGGCGTTGTGGGTTGATGGGCTTCGAGGCCGACGCATCGTGCATGATCCAGATGACGTACTGCGAGAAGCGTTAAAGGGGACGCGGGTTATTGTTGATAACGCAGGCAACACAAGGCCAGTAAAAGGGCGCAGCCAGGGAAACATTGATGCAGTAATAGCGAGCTGCATGGCAGCGTTTCTGTGCGAGCAGTATCAAGTGGCTATGGTGAGCAACTACGAGGGCGGTAATCTCGTATTGTAGTTGTTGCGCGCAATAAATATATTGCTACAATAACCGTATGCCCATCCCCACAGGCTGGCTAGGCAAACTAACTGGTGTTTTTGGGCAATCAGCCACCACCAGCACGTTTGTCGGCAACATTGGTGACACCTTTCCCGATGACATTGTTAGCCGGGAAAAACTGGCATCGGTTGTGCGCGCAATTAAATTGATATCGGAAGATATCGCGCGGCTGACGGTTCGCACACAACGCGACGATCCGGACGATCCAGTTCAGGTTTCACACAAGGCAATTGACCTGCTGCAACACCAAGCTAACCCGTACCAGACTGGCCGAGAATGGCGTGCGTGGATGGTTTCGACCAGCATTTTGCGTGGTAGCAGCTATTCATACGTTGAGCGCGCAGCAAACGGCGAGGCGGTCAACCTGTGGCCGCTGTTACCTGGGCGCGTTACAGCAGTCTGGAGCGGGTTTTTTCTAGCACCAAAATGGCTGCTCGATGGAAGAGAAATTGACCCGCACGAAATCATCGTGCTTATGTCCGGCCCGGGCAACCACAACAATCCGTATTTGTGCGACAGCCCACTTACAAAGTGCGCCCCGGCACTGACATTGGCAGTAGTCCAGGAGCGGTGCGCGCTAGCGTTGGCAGCAGCTGGTCGAATGGGCAAAGTATCGATTACCCACCCCGGCACACTCAGTACGGCCGCCAAACTTGATTTGTTGGACACCTTTACTCGCAAACACATTAGCCCAGAAGGCGCAGCTCGCCCGTTAGTGCTGGACGAGGGTGTAAAGGTAGAGCGTTTGTCCGATGGCAACACTGGTTCGCTGACAGAAGACAGGCGTTTCTCAATCATGGAAGTAGCGCGCGCGCTCAGTATCCCACCCCAAATGCTGTTCCAGGGCGATGCTGGCTCGTTAAACAGCCAGATTGAGATGATGCGACAGTACGTAGAAACAGCTGTTCAGCCCTGGTGCGTCAAGTTTGCCGACGCAATGCGTACCAAACTTCTTCCATCAGGGCTTCGATTTGCGTTTGACCATCACGCACTTATGCGCGGCAATCTGCGCGATACTGCCAGTGCGCTGAAAGATCTATCGAGTACGGGTGCTGTAACAATCAATGATGCTAGGGAAATGCTGGGACTGCCTGAGGATTTGACTGGCGGCGATCAACCCATACAGCCAAGCGTCGTAGCACGGGAATAACACCATGGAATATCGCAACTTTGTAATCCGTAGCGAAGACGCAGACGGTCTAAAACTGTGTGGTTACGCAGCTCGTTACAACACACCCAGCCTGCCCATGCGGAACGCAGCTGGCGCAGAGTTTGTAGAGGAAATTGCATACGGGGCATTCGACCGATCACTGCAAAATCCAGACGTGTCATTCCTATGGCAGCACGATGGCAAAATGCCCCTTGCAAGCACACTCAGCGGTACGCTAAATCTGCGTAACGACGAAGCTGGTTTAGCCTTTGAAGCCAATTTGCCTGACACACAGCTGGCGCGCGATGCAGTAACGCTTGTGCGGGCTGGTGTCGTGCGGCAGATGAGTTTTGGTTTCTTTGTCCGACAGGCAGACGAAACAACGCCGGGAAAGCGCATCCTGCGGGATTGCGACTTACGCGAGATCTCTCTAGTTGAACGAGCGGCCTACCCCGCAGCTGGGGCTTCTGCTCGTTCTATCCCATTTGCAACAAAGCAGCGTTACCAAACACTGCTACGGCTGCGGAGGGCACCTAAATGAAACAGAAACTGTCTGATTTGTACGCGCAGCGCAAGTCCAAGGCTGACGAGCTGGAAGGCATCATCAACGGCGGTCACGACAAGAACGCTGAGGAGCGGTTGAACAACGGTCTAGCCGAGCTCGAGGGCCTCGATTGGGAAATCCGCAAGACAGGTGTGCGCGACCGGATCGATGCAGGCGGAATTGTTCCGCAGGGGGTCATGGGCACTGCCACAATTGATATGCGTACAGAAGTGCGCGATTTCTTTGCTGGCGGCTACAAGACCGGCGGCAAGCTCGAACTTCGTGCTACTGGTACTTCAAGCGTTGGTGGCACCACAACTGTTGCAGATCCAACGTTCATTCAACGAATGGACAGAGATAGCGTCCTGTTCCGGCTAGCAACTGTGACAAGCGTTACCAGCGGTGCGCCTGTTCGGTTCTATCGTCAGGATAGCTATATGTCTTTGGAAACATCCGTAACGGCGCAAGCGGGTGCCTATGCATCGAAAGACATTGCTGGCGAGGCTGTTGATTTCACGCCAAGCAAACTGGGCATTGTGACAACGGTTTCAAATGAAGCATTGCGCGATATGCCATTCGATGTCGCCAGCGAAACCATTCGTCAGCACGCCGAGCTGCACGGGAATCAGTGGGAGAACAACTTTTTCCTGGGCACCAACAATCAGAGCCTGACAACGAACTTCAACACGTACAGTTCGTTTGGCAGCCAATCGGTGTGGGATTGGGGCGGTTCCACCAGCACAACTGCTGGCAATAATTTGACTAGCAACCTCACCGGCACTGCAACTTCAATCGTCATTTCAGACGCAGTTGCTGCGGTGTATGGCGCAGGACTGCGACCGCAGTACCTAGCTAATTCGTGCTGGTTGTTGAACCCAACTATTTGGGCAAACACTGTTGCACAAAGCGGCACCGTTGTTTACCCGATGGGTAACGGCTATTCGCAATCTCTGGGCCGGGACGGGATTGGACAGCCTGAAGTGCCAGGCAATCGCGCTGGTGTAAACTTCATGGGATATCCAGTCTATTTTGCCTCCGCCATGCCGCTGGGTTCAACGGCCACTAATCATCCGCAGGGCGTGTTCGGCAACATTGAGCGCGGCTACCGAATTGTCCGCCTGGATAGCGTCCCAATGATCGCGGATCCGTACACAGCGGCCGCCAACGGTCAAGTTCGGTTCTTGTCCGAAACGAGATGTATCGGCAAGATCCTCGACAAGAACGCCATGGTTACGCTGTTGGTCTGATAGGTAACTAATGGCTACCGTTGTGACTACGGCAGAGGCGAAGACGCACCTGAGGATTTACCATTCTCTGGATGATTCGTACATTGCAACACTCTGCACCGTAGCACAAGAAGAGTGGGAAGCAGTAACGAAAATGCTGCTTGACAGCGCAACTACGCAGCAATCCATCCGATACGAACAACAACCCGCGGATGGATTGCTGCGTTTTCACTATTGGCCAGTCGATTTTGTAACGGGTTCAGGTGTGGAACCAACCTTTGCTAGCGACGATCCAGCACTGGCGGCATACTCGTTTTCTGGCAATGAGCTAGTGTCAAACGATCTGTTCCAGGCGGTTGACGCACACGACGCAATCGACAACGGCAACATATCGTTTCCTGGGACACTCAACTACTACACCCTGTACGATTTTTCACAGGCGCAGAGCGGGGTTGCAGTACCCGATTCGATTAAGCATTGTTTGCTTATGCGAATTGGCAGTCTGTACAGCTACAGGGGCGACGATGTGCAGCCACCCAATTTAGATCAATGGAAAATGCTGGCTGCTAGGTGGCGAAAAGGCGGTCTGTTGTGATCCCCTTTGGGATGTACCGCACCAGGATGCGGATTCGATCTCGCACAATTGCTACGACAGCCAACGGACAAGCGGGAGCACCGACAGTTGCAACTTTAGTTGATTTGGTGGGTCACGTGCGGCCCGGCGCAAATGTGCGGAGCGACAGCGCGATCAATTACGTTGAGGGCACGATTGACACAATTGAGATTGTGATTCCGTGGGTGAACGGAATCCGAACTGGTCATTTTGTCGAGGTGTACGACAGCATCAACGACGCAGCCTCAATTACGTACTACGAAATTGAAGCAATTACTGATGATCGAGCCAAGCACCAACAGCTATCGCTTCGGTGCCGAGCATCCGAGACCAGCCTGCTGTTTGAGTACAGCGCAGACATTCTGCTAGTTGCTGGTGGCGGTGGTGGCGGCACAAACTCCCAGTTTCGGTCTGGTGGTGGTGGTGGTGGCGGCGGGGTTCTAGCAACAACAACAACCCTGATTACGGGTGCGGCGTATGTTGTCGCAATTGGAGCTGGCGGTTCTGGCAGTAGTGTCCAGGCCGTTAAAGGTAACAACGGATCCAATACAACGTTTGCCGCGCTAGCGGCTATTGGTGGTGGCGGCGGCGGCTCTCCGAGCAGTGTTGATGGTCTGACTGGCGGCAGCGGCGGCGGCGCGAGCAGCTACGGCGGCCTTGGGGTCGGCGGGTCAGGTACTTCTGGTCAGGGTTTCGCCGGAGGGTCTGCGCTAGTCGAGGCTGCCTCGTGGCGCGGCGGTGGTGGTGGCGGCGGTGGTGCTGTGGGGTATCCCGGGCAGGCCGATGGCACCAACAAGGGACATGGCGGGGCTGGTTACGTGTGGTCTGTGAACGGTGTCACGTATGCCGGTGGCGGTGGTGGCGGTGCAGCTGGATCAGTGGTTCAAAGTCTTGGCGGCAGCGGCGGCGGCGGAGCCGGTGGGTACAACGCAGGCACAGGCGGGGCGGCTGGCACAAATGCGTTAGGGGGCGGCGGCGGTGGCGCAGGCACAACTGGTGCAGCAGTGCAGGCCTCAGGGGGCAATGGCGGCAGTGGTGTTGTTGTTATTCGGTATGCGGGTGCAAGTCTGGCTACGTACACAGGCAGTATGACAACCGTTACAGCTGGCGGCTACACCACACACACACTTACAACGAGCGGAACGCTAACAGCATGATGATTGCACTAACACCGCAAGCCAAGCGCGAGCTAAAGCTTCGCACCGAGCGTTTGTGTGATTTTAAACAGTTCACAAAGGCGCAGCTGAAGGCCAGCCAGAAACTGGGCAACACCGTGCGCCAAGAATATCGCCACAGGTGGACACAATCGTCGTACAAGCGGCGACCCGGTAGGCCAAGCCATCGATCCGCAATTGCCAGAAGCCTCACCTATATTGTGAAGCGGTTGAAACCGGGCGTGTTTCGGGTGAAAGTGGGCAGTTCGGTTAAGACCAACACTATGGCCCGCATCGTCAACATTTTGAACCCAGGATTTACGCCCAGAGGCGCACGACGAGCGGTGCCCGGCAAGAAAATCCGCGAGGTAATGCTCATTCGAGCGCAGCAGCTAGCTGACCAGATGTATCTACAAGCACTCGAACAGCAACTTCAAAAACAGGCAAACGGCCAATGAGCCTCGCCACACTTATCTACGGCAGATCGCAGGCAGTTTCTGGGCTAACTGCCCTTATTGGCACAAAGATCTCGCCAAACTTGCGCCGGGCCAACACAGTGTTACCGTGCGTTGTCTACGAAGTAATAGAGGAAAACAGGCTGCCGGACTTGTCTGCGACAAACATTGCCTACCAAGCGGATGTTCGATTTCGCTGTGTTGATGATCTGCTGGCCAGCTGCTACAGCATTGCCGCACAGGTATCAATTGCGTTTAACGGACATTCTGGCTACAGCGATTCGAGCGGCAGAATTACTAAATCAATTGTGCGCGGCATCAGCGAGGTTGGAGTAGCAGCAGATCCACCGCCCAACGAGACAGACAACCCAAGAGAAGTTGTTGTGGAAATCCGATTTTTTTATACACTGACCTAGAAGGAAACCCACCATGGCATACCAACCTTACCCCGGCAGCGGCGCAACACTAACAGTCGGCGGCACAACAGCCGATGTTGTTGATATGGAGATGACCTTGCAGCGCAAGGAAATCGAAACAACTACCACTAGTCAACTGTACCGAACTTACATTGCGGGTCGTTACGGTGGCACACTTACAGTTACGCTAGCCGGTAGTGGTGATACTAGCAGCGTAACACGGGTAGTCACAGCTGCGTATCAGAGTCAGACTGCGCGCGGAAGCTCAGCGGCATTCGTGTTGACCGATGCTGGCGCATCAGCTGGCGGTACGGCCGAAGTGTATAACTTCAGCGGCATCATCCAGAACGCTGTCCACAGTATCAGGCAGGACGAGCAGGACACCGTAAGGCTGGAGATCGTAGTAACAGGACAAATCACATGATCAGCGCAGATCGGCTGCTAGTGCCATGGCGTACTGTTCACTCGAAAACACTCAACAAAGAAGTGCAAGTGCGGCGGTTGACCGTCGCGGATCTTGGCAAGCCAATCGAGCAGATATGGCACTGTCTAGTGCGCGATGCAGATGGCACAAGTCTGTTGCCGCCGGATGTGTCTCCACAACAGGTGTCGGCCGAAGTGGTCAACGAGCTGATGGAGCTGGCCATGGCAAACCCTACACAGGCACCAGAGTAGAGCGGCTACTAGCTGAGGGTCTAGTAAACGCTGGTGCAGATGTTGCCGTTCTAAACCAACCCGTTCACGCGGAGCGGCTAGAACACCTACTGACTGTTATTGCTATGGCCCTGACGAAGCGCGGTAGTCAGGATGTAGCGCCCTGGACACGCACTAAGGGAACAAAGAGCGTGTTTGGCAAACTTGCCCTTATGAAGGCCTGGGGGGCTAACCGTGGCAAGTAGGCCGATCAAGCTTCCCGTCGTTATTACAACCGATGGCACCCAGGCGCAGGCTGGTTTTGCGAAGCTGCGGCAGAGTCTTGGCGGCTTGGATCGGATTGTTGGAAAACATCTAGGTCAACAAGCTGCAAGGCTCACTAGTATGTTTTCGTCGTTCTTTACGATTGATGCACTGATTAGCGGCATAACCAGGGTGCTTCAGCACGGTCAAGAAGTGATCGACCGTGTCTCGCAATTCAGCGCGCCAGCGGTTGAGTCGCAAGCTCGGCTCGAAGCTGCCCAGCTCAAGCAGGATGTGCAGATAGCAAGCGTCATCGGCCCCGACATTGCAAAGACTGCACAACAAAAGGAACAGCTACTGCCGCAGACAGCGATGCGAGACGTGGCTGCTGCGTCACTAGCAAACACGGCAACACAGGCGTATGACCGGGCTGTAGGCCAATACACCGATTTAGCCATGGGCGATTTGGGTTCGTTTTTTAGGAAGGGTGCTGAAAACCTACAGTTCTATTACGATTACTACACCGGCGGCCCTGATCTCACTGACGAAGACATTATGCGTGTTAGCGGCGCAACACCAACACCAGCTGCCGGGTCGGCCGAAGAAGCTCAGGCGGCCCTGGCGGAGCTACAGGAACACACCCGTCAGTTGCGAGAACTTAACCAACGATTGCGAGGCTCGTGAATGGCACTATCAGTAACTGCTTTGCACCATGTCGATCACAAACTAACTGTGCGTCGCAAGGGCGAGTCTTCAACAATTGTTGAAACGTATCGGTTTGAGGTCAACCAAGACGCCGTTTTATACGAAATCGAACTGTTGACGTACTCGGCCGGGTCGGAACAGGCTCTGAACCTGCCAATTATGCGGGTTCGGCACCTTGACGATTCTAGATTCGTTTGCACCGAAAAAACGTTTACGCAAATAGACCACATGGTGTGGAATCTGGAAGCCACTTTCAGCGCTAAGCTCTACACCAACGCCTATCCAGGCGATGAGGATGGCAGTTACGGCGCGCGGCCGCACTGGACAATGTCGCGGCGGTGCGGTCTGAAGACGATTGATCGGTATGTCGAGGCCACCACATACCCTGCTAATGGCGATGCTGTTTGGCCACCCACTTCGGTTATCTCTGGAGTGAAGGTAGATAGGTTTGGCCAGCCGCTGCGCGTGCCAAGTCCAGTGCATGAGATTTTCCTATCAACACAGGTAGATCGGGCCTACGGTAAGTCTCTTGGGGCGTGGGATCCCGTTCACCTGTTTGGTGTAAATCCATACCTTGGGTATCGAAATGAGGTAGACTTTTTGGGCTATCCCGCCGGATCTGTTGTGTTGACGGGTTTTGACGATCAGCCTACGGACGATCCCTGGCAGTCGATTACGATTCGGATGACTGCCAGCAACGAGTTTCACTTGGAGCAGATTTGGCTTCCTGGCGCAGACGGCAGGCAACTGTTGTCAACCGTTACTACATACGCAACAAAAACAATCAAACAACTTGATGCTGCCTTCTGGTATCAGCCATACCCAGATAAGTACGATTTCTACAATTTTGATATTTGGGGCGGCAGCTTTGAAGAATTAGTAAACCCAAGCCCAGATTGGTAAGCCATGTCTTCCTACGCCTATCCTCGACAACTACTAGCCATAGGCAAAAACCGGGTTGCAGCTAATGCAGAGGTCGAAACGACGGCGTTTGTGGACAGCAACAAGCAAGGCTTAGACCACCTGCTAAATCCGCTGGTTGGCCGAATACAGGATGTCAAGTTGTGTTTAGTAAGCAACCCAATAGGCATTGGTTCGATTAGCGGCTTTGCAGTTCGGTGGAAATATCAGCTGCGATCGGTTTGGGTGCCAACAGACGGCAGTGCCAATGTCTATAACCAATACGCCCTAGACCCCCAAGATTCGACAACGTTTGACGGCTACAACCTGTACGAATGGAGCCATGTAGTAAACGATCTCACCGGGGACGGCTCCGTCGTGTTAACCGATTGGATTGCTGACGGGAATACAATTACTCCAATCAACGGGCTGGTGTTTGCCTACGCCGTGAGGATGAACTGGAAAACTACCAGTCCAAGTTCTGGTGGCGTTAATGGCGACATTATTTGGTTGTTTGATCGACCCAACGGCTACTGTTGCGAAGCGGACGGATCTTGCCAAGACGAAGGCGGTTAACAATGCGCGTTTTGTTTTTAGTCCTAGTCCTGATGGGTGCGTCCTGCTCCAGCTCCAGCCAGATTGCCAGCAGCAGCAATGAGATTGTGTCAACAGCGCACAGTTCTAAGGGGCGGTTTGTGTGGATAGCGGATGAAACGGACAAGCCCAGCCCGAACATACCGGGCATTAAGGCCCATGCAGAGGCAGGAGCAGCTGAACAAGACACCATCATTCAAAACGCTGCCAAGATCATTTACAACCTGCCCGGCGTTAAAGATATCACGCCGTTCTGGGCCGAGTTGTTGGTTTGGGGCCTTATTGCCATAGCAGTTGTCGGTGTTGTGGTTATCGCAATGCAGACCGGGGTGCCGTCGCTGATGGGTCGATTTATTGTGCGGTGGTTTCCCAAGACGAGGGGTGACAGTGCCTAACCGAAAATGTTGTTGTTTACAGGAGGCTGTCAATACCTGTGAACTGCAACCTACAGTTCGGGCCGCAGTGTTAAGCACTCCGCTCAGTACTTATACCGCAAACATTTCGGGGAGTGGGGCACCACAAACAATCAGCACCCCGTTTGAAGATGTTGGAATTGGTTGTCTGTTTGTTGGCTCACGTTGTGCAAACCGAGATTGTTGCAGGGCGTGTCACACAATGCCACCGGCGCTTTGCGATTTATTGGATTGCTACCAAAACGAAAGGCTTGTAAACCGTTATTGCACGGATCAGGCGGGCATTTCAAATCGGCAGTTTTCGTTAGGTGGAGAGTTTTTTGATTGCCAGTGCCTAGGCGGTAATCCAGCCCCGTGTCCAATTTGCACTGGCGTTAGCAGCCCCGTAAGTTTTGCCAATAATGGCCTTGGCGCTTTTGCACTAGCTACTTTTTCTTGGTTTCCGCCAGTTTGTCCAAGCGGCATAAATCCGTGCGCTGCGCCACCTTTTTCTTCATTCACAAATACCTACAACCTAGCCAGTAAAGAAACTTCTGCCTCGGGCGGCAACACAAAAACCTACAAAGATTTGCGGTTGCAGGAATGGCAAACAAACGTGGGTACGCCGGATCATGCGTGTCATATGCAGATTTCTCTGCGATTTGTAGTTAGTCACATTCAACCATTCACGGGAAGCACATCATGCTCCGGCAATGACGGTTTTGTTTCGTCGGTTCGATACGGGCGAATTTGGAACGGAATAGACAACGCCGCAACATTTTTGGCCAAACCGTTGTATTTAGTGGGCGTGCGTTGGTCTTATTCTCTATGTCCGTTCAATAACGCGCCCGTGTCGCCAGGAATGTCGGATTGGAATTGCGTCACACTTACTTCATACACCCCAACTGATTGCGGTGTTGGAGAATGTCCGTTTTGTACCCCGCCGAACCCGACATTTGCCGTCACTGATTACAATGTCGGTCGAGTGTTTACAAATTGCCATACTAGTTGTGCGTCTGGAATGAACCCCGTCATAGATTCTTTTCAACCATGGACAAACATCCCAACCACGATATCACTAACGTAGTCCACGTTGACGAGGCCGGATTGAAGGCACTGCGCGCTGGTGCTACCGATGCCACAACCTACGCAACCTTGCGCGCAGAAACTATCCGCAAACAGTTTCGCCCAAGCCTAAAGCGGTTTATTCGTCAACGTATCAGTATGGCGTATTCGTTGGCGCGCGCCCTGTGGAGTGTGGTAGCGCAAGCGCGATTGACTGACGCGCAGTATGAAGCCCGAATTGTAAGTTGTCTTACGTGCGACGCACTTAAACCCTCGCATAACATCAACAACCCAGTCGGCTATTGCGGGGCTTGCGGTTGCGGAAATGGTCGATTAGCGCAGCTGACAATTAAGGCAAATATGCCGGGCGCAACCTGTCCTAAAAACCGATGGGCTGTTTTGCCTAACAGCACGTGTTCTAGGGGGAAGTGTCACAATGGCAAACCCCAAAAACAATGAGATTTACCGCAAGCAGGGGTTGCTGGGCGAGTCTATTGTTCAACAGCTGCTGATCCAGCAGGGCTGGTCGGTGCGGCACAGTGACAACCCAAACGCTGCAATTGATGCATGGGTATCAAGAGGCGGTGTGTTGCGCGCCCTCCAGATTAAAACTACTTTCCGTCGGCGGGAGCGGACGAATTGTGTTCTCACGGATTTGCTGTCTGTGCCGTGCGACAAGTTTGAAAAGTATCGCAAGGTGCGGCACGAAAGTGGTCAACCGCTGTACCTAGTGTGGGTGAACTTTGATCATTCAATGGTGTATTGGGCTGATCTCAATTGCCTGAGCGAAACGGTAGTTGTTGATCGGCTGGGTGTCTCGCAGGATTTTCCGCACAAAGAGACCTTGAAATACACTGGTCTCAACATCAATCTTCACATCAGCCAGTTTCAATGGCTGGGCACCATCTCGCACCACTATGTAACACTGTGTAACAAGAAATGAGCACCCAGCCGCCTGCTGCGTACAGAGTGCGCCTGAACAAGCGGCAATGGCGGCTGCTGTTTGTGCGCGCGCAAGACTTGCCCAAAGATGTTTTGGGTGCCTGCGACCACCCCCCTGGGCGGCATCCAACTATTCGGGTACGAGCTAGGCAGTCCCGTAAATTGCTGCTCGATACAACTATTCACGAATGTCTCCATGCAGCCCTGCCGCAGCTGGACGAGG